GCATATTCTTTCCTTGGTTGTTTGTAAGCCCCCGAAGGGTTAACCCGGTCACGCCGAAGCGCACCACCTCCTCGAGCGACGCGTCTCAGCGCCTCCGAGCAAAGTCAGAATTTCACAGCTTTCGCCGCGGACGGTAGCGACTCTAGGTCGGACCCACCTGGGCCTAGACCATTTCGGAGCCTACTCCACTGCTCTACTTACTGTTTTTACTACAATTGTCCAGCACTTGCTCAATGCAAGGCGACCCCAAACCCCCCCCCACGGTCTCTGAGTAGCTCGGAGGACAGTCAAAATCGTTAACCTGAGTTGACGAAATCAACGAGTCCATTAAAGCCAGCCGTTTTTCCTTCTGTTCTAAAGGTTGCCGAAACCAACCCGCGAGTCGTTTAGACCTCGCAGACTTTGTCTCAGGGGACAACCTTCCCCTCCAACCCTCCCGGCCCGTGAAAACGAGTACTGGACGACGAATCGCCGAAAGACGCATAAAATACCTGATGGTACAGCGATCCTTCGAGTTAACGAAGTCTAGACCGAACTTCCACGAAGCCGTCTCACGTGCGTTCAAAACGGACAACTCAGTTGAGACGCTATCCTCCGGAACCCAAGAAGCCAACTCAGTAGAAACGACTACGTTGTGGCCAACAGGGGCAGGAGGAACATCAAATCTGGGCTGCTCGCAAGGCGCCAAACGAAAGAGTTCAGATAATCTTGCCGCCAGGGTCCCGCGGAACCCGAGCTCGAGAAGAGTCAATCTAGTTGACCTCAAAAGCCCGAGATGCCAACGGAAGAAGACGACGCCAGCCCTAAAGCGAGCGCCGTTCCTCAACCCAGCGACAAACATCTTCAACTCACGACTAAGGGAGTTCACGTACTGCGAAGAACGTAGTCGACCGAACCGAAGAGTAGGTATCACCCGAAGGTGAACACCTGCCCAACGGAAAAGAGTAGAGTTCAAAGAACCAAACTCAGCGGCGACCGACGTCTTAGTACGCTCGACCTCCAAACCCAAATCTCCAACGAGCTTCATCCATTCTTCAGACACACGAGGTGTCGAAGAAAAAAGGATGTCGTCCCCGTTGATCAAGCAAGGAACCTTCTCCGCAGCTGCAGGACTTAAACCCCCAGATCGCATCGCCCACAAGAAGGCGAAACGGTTCTGGAGACAAAGAAGAGGGAAGCTCAAGAAACTTCCCATCATCTGTCCTACTCGCGGCTCGATACCTTCAGGCGCCAACTTCTCATGAAAGAGAGTAGGCCGAAGGATCTTTAAGGCTTCCTGCTGAAGACCAGCTGGAACACAAGCAGAGTTTGAGAGGAGGGTCCCCAAAATCCTCTCGGCGGCCTCAATCGATAACTGATCAGTTGCCGACTTGTAATCGCCAGAGGTGAGGACCTCCCCGTCTTCCTTCCGAAAGCCAGCTCTAGCAAGAGAGGCGTCCGTCACGTCACCTACCGAAAGCCAACGACAACGTCGAAGGCGATCGTAAATAGATGTGTGAAGGGGCTTCAAGAGTAAAGTCTCGCCGGAAAACTTCGTCAGAGGACGAGGTTTACCGGCAGACTGAACTACTATGAGCTCGGCGCAACGTTCAATGCCTCCAGGATAGTACCCATTCAGGGCGCCGTCCAGAAACTCCGAATGTTTGCCACGCCAGTCAGATTGACAGCCCCCATGGGAGCGAATCGAATCGACCGTGCCAGACAGGCCAGGAGAACAGGAGAGTACTGACTCCTCGTAGAGACCAATGTCCCACCCCTTGGGGAAAAGACGTCTGGTCTCCTTCTCGAGGAAAGCCAAGTAACCAGAAGGAAGGGAACGCGCAGGGCGCGCGAACCCATTGACGACACCTTGTAGTAAAGGAGTCTCCATACACTTGCACGAAGCAGGTAGGAGCTTCTTCACTGACTGCCAGGCCATTCGTTCTTCCTCGGAAGACGATGGGCAATCCGCAAGGAGCCCCTTCACGACCTTTGAAAAGGATAAACAATCCTTAACATCGGTCGGAAGGTCGACGGCAGGCATAGGTTGTCCGAAGACATATGCCCAATCTCTCAGAGCTCGCGTGACGACCTTGGTCGTCCGGGAGCGGTAAGCGCGACAGGGTCGCGGGGTTCCGTCGTTGACGCGTTTGCGCATACTTAGATACGGTATGCAAGGTAAACTCAACACGGGGAACGGCCAACTATAGG